GATGAAGATGACTAAGGTATATAGAGGTTATACAGACCTTGATTGGTTTGATGATATACTTGAGAATGGCTGTGATTCTGTTGTGTGGTTCTTTGAAACACTCATAGAAGACGCTGAGAGTAAAGATTTAAGTCTACAATCATATATTATCCAATATGTTGAGAGTGGATTTATGAAGAGTAATATCATCAGAAACCTTAAACAGCTAAACTTACTACAACCACAATACATACACAAGTTTCCTTTTCTTAGTAAAGAAGCTATTGAATGGCTTGAATGGGAAGCTATCAATAATGTACCACAGAAAGTCTATGGTAAGGCTTCAAAACCTTATGTTGATAAGTGGTTAGGACAACCTGAGCCATATAAGCCTAAATCCCTAAAAGGTAAAAGTGAATACTTTAAAGCTGTGAGAATGACTTCTCGTCAATACTGGTTAGAGAAAGCAATCTCTATGGGGGTATAGTATGGCACTTATATCAATAAAACCAACAAAAAGAAGTGGTAGTTTAGGGCTAGAGTATAGTGAGGTACTATTGCTAGATGAAGATAGAATGATTACAAAACTAATGCTCACCCAGTATGGTTCTGTGATGGTCTACTGTGGAAGAGACATGATGGGATTCTATAATGGTTATATAGAGGATTTGCTAGTTGGATTGGGGTGGAATGAATGTTAAATACAATAGACACCTCAAAACCAGTATGCTTGGATATTGAGACAAAGGGTCTTGATAGACACAGACATGCTATTACCTCAATTCAGTTAGGGTTCACTCATACAGAGACACAAGTATATACTCGTAAGTTCTTTAACTGGGATAAGCTAGGTAAAAAGAGACAACTAGCCTTGATGAAAAAGCTCAAGGAATGTAAATTAGTTACCCACAATGGTAAATTTGACTTACTATTTCTTTATGTTAAGACTGGTATCTCTTTAAACCTATGGCTAGACACTCTTGTACTTGCTCACGTTTGTGGAGAAGAAGAGCTAGGTCTTAAACCACTCACAGAGAAGTATTTTCATGTCAAATATGACATTGCTAAAGAAGCTAAAACTGGTACAATCACAGAACAATTCAAAGCCTATGGTCTTGATGATGTGTTATACCCTATGAAGCTCCTTAAGATTTTCCAAAAGAAAATTGCACGCTATGACTTGCTTAAGGTGTTCAAACATGAGATGAGAGCATACAAAGCCTACTATGAGGTTGAAAAGGGTGGAGTACCTATTAGTCCTAGAAGACATGAGGTGCTTGAAAAACTAGAAGCAGAGCTTAAACCACACATTGAAAAGCTCTTGACTTATGGAGATATAAATTGGAACTCTAATGCACAAGTAGCAAGTATTCTTTTTGCTCCTAAAGATGAACCAGTATATGATGAGCAAGGGGAGAGGTTACCTAATACCTATGCTGTTGTAGATAGTAAGGGTAAAACCATTGCTGAGTTCAAAGAACGTAAAGAAGCCAATGCACACAAGAAAGAGCATAACATTGATGGTAAAGTTAAGATGGTTAAGCATTATCTTCCTGTGGTTATTGGCTATGGTCAAGGACTTGAAGTAGTTGAACGTACTAAAGCTGGTGCTCCTTCTGTGGGAGTAGATACTCTATCTAACTATGTAGGTAATGACTGTGTGGATACCTTACTTGAATATAAACGTATATCTAAACTGATTACATTTATTGAATCTTGGGAAGACCTACAAGTAGATGGTAAGATTTACCCTAGCTTTAACATTACAGCAAGGACAGGTAGGACTACATGTAACTCACCGAACCTTAACATTGTTGAGGGTTCTTTCACCGTAAGGTGTCAAAATAAACTATGTGAACTCAGGGAAACCCTTCAATAAATTGGGCAATCCTGAGCCAAGCCTTGTAGGGATACAAGGAAGGTGCAACGACTAGGTAGAGTAATCTAGAACAGAAGAAATACCCACGAGCGCATAGCTCCTAGTTGACATAAGTTAAGGAAAGTGTTATAATTTACATAACAAATTACTTGGAGGACTTATGTACAAAGATAAAAATTATCTAAAAAGAAGATTTATTGATGAAAGAAAGCCTGTAAAATTCATCGCACAAGAGTGTAATGTAAGTATAGGTACTATTGAGAATTATCTTAGGAAGTATTCACTTAAAAGAGGGAATACTAAGCATACTATAAATGGAGATGCTATTGATTTCTCATCACCTATATTTAACTATTATCTAGGTTTGATAGCTACAGATGGTTACTTAGACAAAAAAGTTCCTAGAGTATCTATTAGATGTAAAAATTTAGGTTGTGATAAAGTCTTTAATAGTCTAAAAGATTACTTTGAGTACACTGGAGAGGTTAGACTTTATAAAGAGTGTTATGATTTAAGTATTACATCTAAATACCTTATAAGAGCACTTAATAGCGCAGGTATATCTTCTTTAGGAAAAGTTCATAATAAGTTCCCTAATGGATTTTATGACCATAACTGTGCAAGAATGTACTGTAGAGGGTTACTAGATGGTGATGGTAATATTAAATTCTCAGGTGAATTTAGGATAACCATAACCAATAAAAACTTTCTATTGAGTATGTCAGATTACTTAAACAGTAATATAGGTACTCACACAGTTGTAAAGCCTGATAGGAAATACTGGAAGATAGAAATGAGTAAACAAGATAGTAAATTATTTCTTGATTGGGTATATAAGGGTAATGAACAATTTATGTTTTTAGATAAATATTATCGCTATTTATATAGTTATAGCTAGGATGAAGATATAGTCTGAACTTACAGGATGATAAACTGTAAGAGCTATAGGATAAAGAGCCTATAGGTTAACATAATGTCAACAATGCCCTCAAGATAGCTATGTGCGTAACCTTATTGAAGCTAGACCAGGTTGGAAACTAGCAGAACTTGACTACTCACAGTTAGAGCTTCGTGTGGCTAGTTGGCTGTCAGGTGACTTAAATATGCAACATGCTTACCAATCAGGGAGTGACTTGCACAGTAAGACTACAGAGCTTTTGTTTGGTGATACTAGTGGTCTAAGCCATGATGAGCAAAAGAGAAGACGTACTCAAAGCAAGAGTGCTAACTTTGGCTTTCTATATGGAATGGTTGCAAAAACATTTATTGTTTATGCTAAAGGGTATGGGTTAGACCTTACACAAGAAGATAGTGAGAAAATCCGTGCTGAGTTCTTTAAAGCCTACCCTAGATTGCTTGTGTGGCATGAAGAGTGTAAGGAATTTGCTAGACAACATGGATATATTGAGTCACCTATTGGACGTAAAAGATGGTTTGATAATATCAATAGCTATGACTTTAAAAAGCGTTCTGCTGATGAAAGACAAGCCATTAACTCACCAGTGCAAGGTTTTGGGTCTGACCTGTGTACCAGTGCTTTAGCTGAGATTGTATTCAGCAAGGAACTAGACCACGCAAGATTTAATGTACTAGGTTCTGTGCATGATGCCATTCTCTTTGAGATTAAAGATGACTATGTAGAAGAGCTAGTACCTAAACTACAATCAATTATGGAGAATCCTCCTATAGTCGAAGGGTTAGATGTACCTATCCCTCTTGTGGCTGATGTAGAAGTTTCTTCATGTTGGGGAGGACACTAATGCACTTATACGACAAGTACAGTTACTCTATGGAAGACTATAAAAAGCTCAGAGAGAAGAACAGACTGTGCTTTCAAGCAGATATAGAGCACTACTGTAGAAACCAGATTGATTATGAACCTAAATATGAGATTGGTGTAGAGGGTAGAGAATATGTGATGTGTAAGTTTATAAAGGGGCTTAGAAACATTAACAAACACTATGGAGAAAATGTTACTATTTTTGCTAGTTTTGATGAAATGTACAAGCTCAACTTTAGACTACCATCTAACATAGACTTTATGATTATGCACAACAGCGCTGTAACCTTTATGAAAACACGCTACGTCTCACACAATATAGCCTTTACTTATGCTGTGGGTGATAGGGGTAATCAGTTACAGATTCACTATCCAGCTAACACACCAGAGGTAGAGGAACTAGCTAAGTTCATTATCAGAAATGGTTTTAGAGAGTATGTACGCAGTTGATGAATACTTTGATGGGGAATTAGTAGAAGAGCATTTGTTTCTCACTTATGAGAGAGCTTATGCCTTCTATGACCTCATGTTCAATAAGACTAAATCTACCTACTTTGTGAGGTATGAATACAGAGGTTTAATACATGACAGTAAACAAGAACAGCTCAGTTGGTATTACTGAGGATATTATTACTAATATTATGCACTTAGGTGCTAGTGAATACCATCTTGAAATTCTTATCCGTAAATATGAAGACCAAATTAAGTTTTGGTATAATATTGACACACCAGACTTGCAGTCAGAAGAAGACAAGATTGCTATCTATGACACAAAAGATAAGGTGAATCAGATTACAATGACACTACAGCAGGTCACAGAACAGCGTAGAAGGGCTATGGAGCTACTTAAATCACAAGCTAATGATAATGGTAACCCTGACCTTTGGTGCTTGTTAAAACACGTTCTCGTGGCTGTGATAACGTCCTTTGAAGCATGGCAAGTAGATATTGCTAATGATAAGGTTAAGTTTGTGTTTTTAGAGCAGTCCCGTGTGGCTAATCAAGTATTGGCAATGTTCTTGGGCTATGAAGTAACTCCTTGTAGCGCTTGTTTAACTGACCAATTAAAAGAAGATGGAAAATAAAAGGGAAAATTTTTAAATTTTCTCTAATTTCCTCTTGACAAATATCCGAATATAGGTTAAACTAGTATATGTAGAAAGGAGCAAGACATGAAAGAACAAATTTTAAAAAGTCTTGAGACCATGAGCAAAGCTCAGTTAAGTAAGGAAATTGGTATCTCCCCATTCATCTTAAACAAGTTTATCTCTAGTAAAATGGAAACAATTAGAACTGAATACTTGGATAAGGTAAAAGCCTATTACGGAGAAGAGGAGTTACCTAAACAAGAAAGAGCTACACTATCTGTAGAAGTACCTGAATTATCCAAAGAAGAGATTAAATTTTTCAACACACTAGATGTTAGTAGGATTTATGATAAAATTAGCACACTAGGCTACATTAACTATGTATTTATGTCTAAAGTAAGACAATCACAACCTTGGTTTATCCGTTTAGCACGAGGTAAGAAGGCTGATGATGTAAAAGATATTGTTAAACGCTTAGGATTGGCTGTTCTGTGTGGACGTTACCTTGAGAAAGATGTTGAGAAAACTTATGCAATTAAGTTGCCATCAGAACACTACTTTTGTAAGTATGGTAACGGAAGTACTGGTTGGGCTGTAGAGCCTAATAAGTTTACAATTAAGTCAACTAATAAAGAAGAACTAGCTAAAGAGTATCCTGAATTTAAGGAGTTCATTGTGGAGCTTGGTGTGCTAATTGAGCATTACAATGGAAAGCCAAGAGGATATACAATTAGTGAGCGTACTAGGAAGAAGAATTAGAGAGCTACGTCTCTCAAACAAAATGACACAAATGCAACTATCTAAGCGATTGGGTTATAAGAATAACTCTCGTGTGGCTAGTTGGGAAAATGGTCATAACTTACCGTCTGCTACAAATGTTAAGCGACTGTCAGAGATTTTTGGGGTAGATATGATGCAATATGTCAATGAAGGTGTACCTACTATTGATATAAATATTGGACGTATCATCAGAAAATCTAAACAGCTTGGTAAGACACGTATGCAGACAATCAAAGCCCTAGATAGAAAAGGACTAATCACAGAAGAAAATGAAAAGAAAATTTTTGAAGCTGTACTGTCTGGTAAGTGGGTGTCTATTATTGTTCCTAAGTCTAACTCTGTTGATACTACTGACTAGATTATCAGAATTAGATAGTAAGATTGACAAGGTTAGAAATGAACTTAATGTAGAACGTACACAAAGGACTGGAGCTGATTATTCACAAGGTATGCGCTTTGATACTCTTATTCATTACTTGCAGGAGGGAAAACAACCATGATTACACAAACTAATAAAGAGCGATTAAATAATGTTATAAAGGACTGGAGAGGTAATATTGTAGCCTTTAGCATAGATATGTTGAAATCTTCTGCTCTTGTAGATGAAATTCTACCTAAGCTATCACAGAAATAGAAAGATGAGGTATTATAATGGAAATTTGCTGTCATTCCTTTACACTACTTGATACTGAGGGGTTGTGTAGAGTTTACATTAAATTAGGAAATAGTGAAAGTTTAACTGTGTTTGCATCAGAAGAAGCTAAGGGGAAAATAGTTGATTGTTTCTATAAAGGAGAATTATTCTCTTTAATTGCTTATGGTAATGATAACCGTTTAGAATATACTATCCATATAAACCCTAATAAACTATCTTTTGTGAAAGTAGGGTGAGGGTTATATGAAATTTAGTGTATCCCGTGTGAATACCTACCTAGAGAACCCTTGGGAACATTGGTGTAAGTATATTGCTGGTTATAAGGAAATACCTGACCCTGACCGTACAAAGTATATGGATAGAGGTACAGTATTCCACACAGCTATGGAACTGATGGCACAGCACAACGGAGAACTCACAGAAGAACAGCTTAAGGAGATGACTCTTAAAGTACATGAGCACTCACCATTCAATGATGAAGCTAGACACACAGGTCTACTTGCTGTGGAGCGCTATCTTGCAGAAGGCGAAACTGTAGATTTTACCAAGGTAATTGACACAGAGAAGAAGATTGAGCTTGAATTGCCTAATGGTCATGAGTTCATAGGATTCATTGATGCTGTGGTTGATAATGGTGATGGTACTGTGTCTCTTATTGACTACAAGACCTATAGTGAAGCACCACAAGAAGCAGAAATGCGATATAGTCTTCAAGGTAACATGTACATGGAAGTCATGACCAAGCTAGGCTATAAAGTAAAAGACTTTTGCTTTGAGTGTGTGAACCCTAAAGAGGTCTTAAAAGGACGTATGTATCGTGTGAAGCATATTAAGTTCCCTTATAATAAGTATCGTGGAGCTGATATGTTTGAGCAATTCTGTGAACTAACCACAATGATTGCCAAAAACCCTAATCTTCGTATGTACACACCACCAAAAAAGAGACAACCTGGAGTATATGACTACTTCTATAAAGTCTATATTGGTGATGTTGTAGAAGACTTAGATGAATTTATAGAAAAAAGTTTTAAAAAAGTTTAATTTACCTCTTGACAAGGTAACACGTTTTTGATAAACTATACTTGTGGTGGTAGAGCTAATCACTTTAAACCCTCTACAAATATTATTAAGGAGGTTAGCACAATGGCTAACAAAAAAGAACTATTTGTCTCACTCGCTCAAGAACTTGGAATTGAATTACCAACTGACTTTCTTGAACCACGTTACATTATCTTCGTAGGTAAGAAACCACGTCGTGTTAAAGCACCATACATTGCTATCAATGCTAATGGTGAACTTTCTGGATTCACAGAAGAAGCTGACGTGCTTGGTCATGGTACTGACAAGATTGGTAAATTCACCAAAGCTGAAATTGAAGAACGTTTCCCTCAATTCAATCATGAAGCGTTCCTAGTTAAAGTAGACTAATGGGTATGGGCTACTAAGTAGCCCTTTACTCTTTGTGAGGTAAGTTATGGGTAAAGATACTTTTACTAAAACATTCAAAACAGCTAATCAAGAGCAGTTTGATGAAAACCTAAACAAGTTCCTTGAAGGTGAAGATAAGATTATCACAAGCGTTAAGTTTGGTGATGGACGTGTAACCTTCAATGGAATCAAGATTGAAAAAGAAGAAGAGAAAAAAGATGCTTAAGTTTATTTGGGCACAAGATAAGAATGGACTGATTGGTAGCAAAGGAAAGTTACCTTGGTCTAATAAAGCTGACCTTAACTACTTTAAAAACCAAACAACAGGTGGAGTAGTTGTCATGGGTCTAGCTACATGGGTATCAATCGGAAGTAAACCCCTTAAGGGTAGAATCAATGTGGTATTGACACACAAAGATGAGATTGATGGCTATGATGATGAGAATGTTTACATTGCTAACTCTGTGGAGGAGGTCTTACAGTTTGAAAAAGAGACTGACCGAGATGTTTGGGTCATTGGAGGAGCAAGAACATTCAAAGCCTTTGAAGATTACTGTGGGGAAGTAGTAGTAAGTACCATTGATGGAGATTATACTGGTGATACCTATTACTTAGGCTTAAAAGATAAGCTCACAGAAGATAAAGTAGTAGTAACAACGAAAGGTGATGGCTTCACAGTGAAGCACTATAGGTTAGTAGAATGATTGAAGCACTTTTAGCAGTAATTACTGTACTGATTATAGCTCTGTGTGTTCTTGTAGGTGTTACAATATATCTACATGGCTCTAAAACGTCTTTAGAAGACGATAAAGAGGAACTTGGGTATATTATAGCTAACTATAGAAAAACCGAGGAGAAGCGAATTGAGAGCCTTTTAGGAGGTATTGATGGAGTAACCTCTGTAACACTATCACCTATCCGTTACTTGGAGTTAGTTAAGGCTGAGGAAGACTTAGCTGAGTACAGACTAAAGATTAAGAGAATTGGAGATTATCATGAGTGACAACTTGTATAAGTTACTAGAGCAAGCTCTAATTGTTATTTTTGCTCTCTCCGTGTTTTATATTGACAGACGAGGTAAGAAGTAATGAATGATTTAGATAAATATCTCTATCTTCTTATAATATTTATCTTTGTCCTAAATATAGTTTATACTAACACAAGAGGTAAGTAATGAAAAGATTTATTGTAAACCTACTAGGGTATATGTGGATTTTTATTCTGATTCTAATGTTAGGTTTTGGTGTATTGGCTATAATAGGATTTCTTATTAGTTAGGAGTAGGTAATGGGNTTCTGGCTAGAAGCTGGACTAAACCCACTAGTTGCTTCTGCTGTGAAGTATGTGTGGAGATACAAACACAAGAATGGTTTAGACGACCTTAAAAAAGCGCAAGTATTCATTGATAAAGCATTTGACTCTGCTGATGAGGTGTATTACTCTGAGAAAGCCTATAGACCTAGTGATGATGAGTTAAAGCCAATGTCAGATTACCAAATAAACTTTATGCTTGGTGCTTGTATGACAAACTTAGCTCCAACTTACAAACTAGGGCTTGCTTGTATGTCTGATATGCTTTATGAAATGATAAAGGAGTATGAATCAAACAATGACTAAGATTGAATTAACCCTTGTGATTATTGTAGCTGTGTACTTTGGATTGAATTTCTTTGTACACCTATATGAACTGCTACATAATTTCAAAGTAATTAAATTAAAGGTACGAGATGATGGTGTGAACCCTGTCAATCGTATTGTAGTTGGAGATTGGATTGACCTTGAATCCAACACAAATGTTAAATATAAAGCTGGTGACACAGTAGTGATTGACTTTGGTGTGGCTATGGAGCTTCCTAAAGGATATGAAGCACACATACTACCACGCTCAAGTACATTCCAAAACACAGGACTATTACTCACAAACAGTATGGGTATCATTGATAACTCTTTCTGTGGAGATAATGACTTTTGGGGTGCTAAGTTCTATGCAACTAAAGCTGGTAGCATTGGAAAGGGTCAACGCTTGTGTCAGTTCAGAATTATGAAAAACCAACCTGAGTTACATTTCAAGGAAGTTATGACCCTTGGTAATGTTGACCGTGGTGGGTATGGTTCAACTGGAAAGTAGGAAATAATGAAGCTAAAGAAGTTAAATAAAATTAAGCTACATACAATGACAGTTTTCTATGGAGCACCTGGTTCTGGTAAGTCTAGCTTTATCAACTCATTACCTGGTAATGTATTGATTATAGATACAGACCGTGGACTTGCTTCTGTGGAACAAGATGACCGTTTCTCTGTAGCTGAGTGTACTAGCTGGAATGATGTTATTGAAGCCTTAAGCTATGCTAAAGACTTTGACAGTATCGCTGTAGACCACTTAACAAACGTTCAAGAGCTTTGCTACAAGGACATTATGGAAACTAATAATGTTAAGAAGATGCTTATCAATCACTATGGTGAAGCGTCTACTCGCTTGAAAGCATTTATTGATGAACTTGTGGACTTATCTTATCAAGGTAAGAATGTGTATGTAATTGCACAAGAAAAGAACTTGAACATTGAAGATGTAGTAGATGAGAATGTACCAGCACAGACTGTACCTAACCTTATGGATAGTGTGGCTAAGTATATTACAGCATCATCTCGTATCATTGGTCATACAGAGCGTGTGACTAAATCTAAGATTGTTAAGGGTGAGAAAAAAGTTAAGGACTTCTACCAAGTACGTCTTGCAGGAAATCCTATCTACACCCTAAAAGTAACTCGTAAACCTGGTCTAGTAATTCCTGACACAATTATCAACCCTACTTGGGAAGCTGTTGTGGGATTGACTGATGGTAGCACACAAGCAAAAACGAAAGAGGTTAAAGAATAATGTCAATTATTACTGTTAAAGCAACCAAAAAAGAAGATTTTGCCTATGAACCTGGCAGATATGAAGCTGTTATCCAAGGTGTAGAGCAGACTATATCACGCTCACAGATTGATATGGTTAAAGTGACACTTAAAGGTGACTTTGGTCAAACTGCTCCTCATACAATCACTTCATTCATGTTGGATAACAAGATTGGACGTGAACAACTTTACAGTCTACTATCAGCATTAGGTATGGAAGGTGAAGAAGCTGTAGATACTGATGACCTTCAAGGTAAATATGTTGGTATTGTGATTAAAGAGGGTCAACCTTACAATGACAAACCTTCATGGAACGTTGTAGACTTCTTCGCTCTTGATGAAGATGATTCTGATGATGACGTAGATGTAGACACAGACGATTGGTCTGATGCAGAGTAATTAAATAATAGGGTGAGTGACTAACAAACTAAAATATAACTAAAGAAAGATTTAATTTCTAATTAACACCTAGTCACTCCTCTCATAGAGCTGGTAGGGGACACTCCTTAATTTGTTAAATTTTCATGCTGATTTTACCTGTAATACGTTTTCCATTAGACAGATTACCTACCAGTTCCATGAGGGGAAACCCTCGTCATGATTTTTACTCCTATTATAATTCTAGCGTGGAAGGATTTTCCTTCCTAAATGCACACAAGCACCCCCTTTCCATATATAAGTAATTTAGGGCTATTCCTTTCTACCTAGATTACAGCTTGCCTGTAAGTGTCTACTAGATAGACTACGACATTTCTTGTGTGCATCTAGGAGGGTAAATATGACAATAACATTAGAAGGTCTTAAAGAGTATGTACTCCTAAGACGTGATGCCTTTGAGTATAAGTATGACTTGAATGGCATGAAAAGAAATCCCTTGTATCGTAAGCACTATCCAAACAACCTTAAATACCTTGATAAAATGTCACAGATTCTCATTAGGACAATGAACAATCACCCTGTACCTATTAGAGAAAAACTACTTACTGTGCTTGTATATCGTCTTGTGGGTGATAAGGACTTTGTTAGAAGACACACGAATAGACAAGGTATGATTACACTTAAAGAGCTTAATGTATTAGCCAAAAAGCTAGACAGTGAGAAGACTGTGATAGTTCCTAGATATACAACTCCACTTTCAAAGAGAGGTATAACTGGTCTTAGTAGAGGTGAGTTCCTACTTGCTGTGTCTTGTGACTTCTTAGATAAGCTCCCTAAAGATAACTTCTATAAGTGGAAGACCTCAGAGATTGCTAGACAATTTATTGAGTTTGAGAATATCTATGGTATTAGCTATCCTATGGCTTATCAACTAGCTTCTGACATTAGTTATATCAATGAGCTGTGTGTGAAGATTGACTTTATCAAGACTATTCCTGAGAAAGCTAGGGAAATGTTCTCTTATATCACAGGTAAGCCTTATAGACTAGAAGAGTATAAAAAGTTCACCTATGAGTTCATGGATTGGTATGCAAACCAAGACTTTTTAGAGAATAAAGAGAGACTTGTGCTACCTCATGATGTTACACAAATGTTATTAGGATATAGACTTTATGTATTCAAAGGTGGATTGATTACTAGACACAGAACAGAGCGTAAACCAAGAAACATTACTAGAGGTATTGTTATATCAAGGAGTATGTATGAGTATTATAAAGAAAGTGTGGATTCTAAAAAGGATTGATGAGCTAGGAAACTGCTACCACACCTTGGAAATTAGTAATTATGTCACACGAAACCGATTCATTAGAGAATGGATTGGTGATGATACTGTGTACACAAGAACTAAAGAGGGTGATGTAGATATTATCCTTAAACGTAATGGAGAGGAGCTATGGTACTATGAAGACTACCCAGAAGCTCACCGCTGATGAAGCATCAGACAAGTATATAGAGCTTGAGAAGCTGTATAAAGATATTGGTAAGGAGATAAAAGACACTCTTGACCACAGAAAGCTTAAGAAGCTCAGACGTAAGCGTAAGCTCATTAGAGCTGAACAGAATATGCTTTACCCTTATATGGTAAATACAGGCTATGTAGCTTACACAGAGCATGTACTAGGACTAAAGGGTAATCAAGCCCTATATGGTAGATATATAAGAGGTAAGAAATGAAAGATATTGAAGTATTAAGAAGAATGGCTAAGAAGGGTATCTCATTTCCTAAGCAAACTCCACAACCATTTGAGCTGTTCGGTGTGAGGTGTATCGCTATTGGCTTTTATAGAGGTGAGGAGAAGCGCTTGCTTTTTATTGCTGAGAACCCTAAACCTAGATTCCATAATGGACATAAGATAATTAAATTTTCACCTTTATTAGAGAGTAGATGCTATGAGTTACCATTTACAGGACAAGTAGACTTAGGTACAGAACAGTTCTCTAAAGGGTTTTATGTGTAGGAGTGTATTATGGAAACTATAGGAGAATTACTAAAAGTAATAAGGAAGAACACAGATGCAGACTTTGTAAAAGTATCAGGAACACCAAAAAGATGTGTGCTAAAGAACGTTTATAATTTAGTAAATGTACCTGGGTATGTTGTTGAAATCTATGATAGAGATAATGAAAAAGACCATTTATTTATAGCTGATAAATCTAATGAAGACTATTTACATGATGGGTCTGCTGTATTTGATAAAACATACTTTAGTGGTAGATGCTTATGGGTATTTGAAAATGAGGTAACCATAACACCAATAGGAGGATTCTATATATGACAATGATGCCTAGAGATAGAGCCTTAACTATCCTTACAGATAATCAATTAAAAGGGTGGGCTAAAGGTTATTTTAAATCACCTTGTATAAGAGCACTAAACCTACATGATGGTGTGAAGGGTTATGCTAGATTGTTGAATGGTGGTTATCTATTTGTTGCTGATGAGAGACAGAAGAGAGCATATTATGGATTTAGTTATATACTAAATCACTGTAAAACACTAGAAAGACGCTGTGTGATATGAGCAAAGACCATGTAAAACTGATTATGAAAGGGTTGTGGATATGACATATATATATAAAATATTAAAAGCTATTGAGGATAAAAAGTATACTATTACTCGTTACCCTACAAGGGCATGTATAGAGATAGAAGATACTGGTTATAAAAAGTTTAATGGTAGTATAGTAGAATTTGAAAGAGCTTTACCTATTGGACAAAATCGTTATACATTATTTATATCTGATAATGAAGATTCTAGTCACTTCCATAATGGGTGCTCACTTTTAAGTGATAGAAGTATACCAGACATACTATGGTTTAAAGAATCCTATGATAGAGTTACTATACTTGGAGAGTTTTATATTTGAGGGGATAAAATGTTAAAGCATCAAGATGAATATTTAGAACTGATAGGAGAAAGGTTTGATATAACAGTTAAACCTAGAATAGCTACATATAAGAGACGCAGAGATGTTATTGATAGTGGAATTGTAGTAGAGTTATCTGAGAGTGGGTTTAGTCCTATATTAGTATTCTTATCAGATAATGAAAGAAACTATTTCCATAAATGGACAATGGAATTAGACAGTGAGCATTTACCTACTTGTGTATGGCTAACTAGATATAGTGACTCAGCTTTAAGTATTATTGATAGTTTCTTCATATAAAACAAAAAGAGCCAATTAGGCTCTCTTTTATTTATTCTTTTTATCATCACAGTTACAGTCATCTTTAGGAATCTCTGTGAACTTCAAGCAGTCAGGTAGGTCTTTACCTTCAATGATAGGAACATACTCAACCTTGAATTGGTGAAGTCTAAATATACCACTAGCTTCATTCTCAGGTACAACCCTTACCTTAATGTATTGACCAGCAGGTACAATGATTGTGTCAGACATTTCCATAGCACCATCTACTACACCAGTCATTTGCCAATGCACAGAGCGCTGTTTAACCATGTCTGTGGTATAGCTTTCCCCACTGTGATATACTACAATCTGCATTGTGTTATCCTCTGTGGCTTTAAGGGTAGTACCATCAGCACACCAACGTAGGAATACACGATACTGTCTGTCTGTGAGCTGTCTACGCTTGTCATCATTCTCAAAGTCAACACCAGTAGTAGAATCCATGTAGAGGTCAATGTCATACTCTTTAGTGATAGGGTAATAGAATGTAGCAGAAGACACAGCAGAGTTACGAGAGTAGTTCGTGTGTACTTTGCCCATATCTCCAATAGATGCTACATACTCACCCATACACTGTACCATATCCCACAATGCACAGATATTCTCAATGTAGTGGTTAAGCTGACAAGCTAGTTTCTTGATGAATGAGGAGAAGAACTTAGGGTTATAGCACTTCTGTGATTCTGCCATACAAGCAAAACGTCCTACACCTTTGTTATTCTCTTCCACAAGCCTATCACAGTCAGCAATAGGAATATCTTCACAGTCACAGCTATCATACCAGCATCTATCTTTAGGATTCTCATTGTAACTCTTGAAAGATGCTTCATTCAGTCTTGTGTTTTTGTTATCTTCGTAAGCCATTATCTACCAATCTTTCCTTGTTGTTTCCATGTACCATCTTTCCTTATAGTGTTACCAGAAGCAGAGTAAGGTGGAAGGTATACCCCTGTGCTGGTTGTACCATAAGGTTTACCAGCGTCCTCAGCATTGATACTTGTATCTTGCTTACCTCTTTTTCTGATAATCATGTCAATCTGCTTGGTTGTGAATGATACCCATTGACCACTATTTCTAATAGCCCAAGGTCTTAGCTTGGCTACTTTGTCATAAAGGATTGTAATATCATTAGTTGTACCTGTAGGGGGTGTAGGAGGAACAGGTTCAGAAAGGTCTATAATTTCACCACGAGATGAGTTACCAAAGAGTGAAATAGTCCATGATGAAGATTTACCCTCTGCATCTTTAATTTCTGAAATACCTGGAACGTTTGCTGTAGCACTAAAGTCTATACGACTTCCTATACCTGACATTACAAATGACCCTCTAGGAATATCATAGATACCAGGGTCATCAATTTTCATGTAAGAGTTATCTCCTACATAGCCACTGTTATACCCTATACCACTTCCAGGAGGAATACTATAGATAGTACCACTAGCATTGAAATCTGCTTTAATATACTGTCTATAGTCAATATCTGTAACAGCAGTAGATATTGGTAATGTTAAGGCTCTATTTCCAGGTGTAACAAAGTGTATAGAGAAGTCAATTTGGTAAATGTTGTACATCCATATACCAATACCAGTACCACCTTCTGGACGAGCTATCCATAAACCAGGTTTACCATGACCAGTTCCATAATAATTATTGATTCTAATAACTACATTTACTACATCATAATCTGTTGTTCTTGATACCCATTCTAGTGTGTATAATTTACCTGGATATAGTCCTGATTCTTTGTTATTATACTCAGGGTTTCCTCCATAAGTAATGGGTCTAGCTAAGGTAGACACACCACTATTAAGAGTGTATATCTTCATATCGTCATAGTATGATAGT